TTCCTTAGGGTTAGGCAGCCGACGCGACTTCGATGTTCCGCACAGCCAGCTCGGGATAAGCGAGCACGGCGCCGACAATCGAATCGAGACGAGCCGGGAGCACGTCGTTAGACGGATCCCACTGTTGCGCGAAGCGGATGTTGTACCCTTCGAATGCTTCCGCAGCCGTCATCTTGACGAGGGGGCTGAGGTCGAGCATAGGTGGGTTCGCAAACACAATCGCGTCACGGTACCAGCCGAGGGACTGCTTGATCAACGAGCCGTTGAGCGCAGCAATCGCGGCAGCGCCGCTCTGACCGAAGACGCTGATTAGTGCGCCAGCGGCCGGAACGTTGTCCACGTTCTGGTATGCGCCGCCAGTGATGATGCCGGGAGCGATCGGAATCGCGATTGAACCGGTGGTGTCACTGATGGTTGCAGTCACAACGAACTGCTTGGGTCGGCCCAGGGACGCCTTCGTCTCGGGATCGACTTCGTTCACGCCAGCGATGGAGATAACATCGCCCGCGTTCAGGGTGGTGCCACCCGAAACCCAACCGTTGGTGTTCAACGTGAAGGTGGAAACGAACGCGTTACCCGCGCCGGGGTTGGATTGACCTGCACCGTTCACAGCGGGAGCAGAGGTCGTGCCGAAAGTTCCGATGACGTGCGTCGGGAGCTTCGTGTTACGGAAGCAGACGTAGCCAGCAGCCTTGTCAGCGATCACGCCTTCCAACCACTGGTCGGAAATCGTGGACTCGGGATTGAACAGACCCTTGTTGTCACGCACGAAGTACCGCGAGGTTTGCGGGGTCGCCGTGAATGTACGCCGGTCGTCTTCAGGTGCCAAGGCTTCCGTCAGATACTGCTCGTTCTGGAGCAGTTGATCGTAGGTTGCCGTGGTGTTGAAGGCGCCAGTGAACTTCGGGACGTTGTTGACTTGACCCGTGGTGAAGTTCTCGATGCCGGCCGCCAAACGCGCCATTGCAGGTTCGAGCACTTGCTCTTCGAAGTTGTTCAGCAACATCGCGCGCTCCACCGAAGTGAAGTTGATGTCGACGCCGAGCTGTTGGTTGACCAACAGGGTGGCGAAGCGCTGGACAGAGTTCTGCGCATTCATCTGCGGACCGGTACGGAGAGTGTACTGGAACGGCAGACGGATCGAGAGCTGTTGACCCAAGATGACCCCGTTGATGGGGCCGGGCAGCAAGCTCTGGTAGTCACGGTTCGTGCGACCCGTGAAGTTGCTCTTAGCGTGCAACAAGACCAGTGCCTTGCGTGCGACCCATTGAGCGGTGATTAGTGAGTTAGCCATTTAATCCTTTCCGATTTTTCTTAGTTCAGTCCGCGGCCCTTTCGGGCTGTATCGCGAGCTGACTGTTTGCTTCCCCTGTGCCTTCGAGCGAACTCTTCCATCGACATGCTAGGGTCGACGATATCTCGTTCGTTGGCACGCCCGCCGGCCGTCGTGGCCCGCATGGGAGGAGGCGCCTGAGTGATGGACTTCTTTTGCCCTGGTTGCGCATCGGGCTTAGAGCCGTTCTGCTTGGATCCTGAAGTGGTCTCTGCCTCAATCTTGGCGATCATTTTCCCGATAGTGATGCACTGTTGGGCCGGGGACTGCTTTGCTGTTCGAATAGCCAGCGCGGTGTCCTTACCAAACTCGTACAACAACCGAGCAACATGATCCGATTGAGCAACAGCGGTACCTGCTTCCGGGTGCAGCTGGTTCGCAGCGAGCACCGGGTTGTTGGTCACGACCGCCGTGTAGTCTTTATGAGTTTTCGCGAAGTCTTCGATCTTCTTCTCGACTACTGCGCGGCGCCGTTGCGCCTCATCTGCACCACTCATCTCGCGAACAATCTCACGAGCAGCGATCTTGGCCTGATCTTTCGACCACTTCTGCATCTTGGCTCGATACTTGTCGTTGTCGAAAGCGATATCCGCGTCGGCTAGATCCGGCATCGGTTCGTCTTCCACAACAGGAGGAGCAGCAGCTGCGGTGTTCTGTTCGGTGGTAGGTTTCCCTCCACCTTTCAACCGCTCCAGCTCGGACAGTGCGTCCTTGAGCTGGCTCTGCATGTGCTTGCCAAATATCTTCGTGCCTTCGAGCAAATCATTCAGCTCTACTATGCGTTCCTCAGCAGATCCTTTCTTCGGAGCCGGCCGTGCAGGTGCCGCCTCTACGTCACCTTTTTCGCCAGTTAAGTCCGTATTGGGATCCGTATCATCGCTGAGATCGACGGATGCGGTGGACGTGTCCGCGTTTTCGTCCGAAGTCCCCTCACCAGAATCGGTCTGGTCGCCGAGTGTGCCGTCTTCGTCAACGATGGGGGCGTCTTCGTCAACTAACGGATCCGATGCTGCGGCTGCAGCTCTGCCTCCCGGAGTGGCATCAACTTGACCCGCGGCGACCGCAGCTACTGCGGCGGCATCGGCGGCGCGGGCGGGTGTGGCACCGCGAAACGGGTTCAACTTGTCGTCGACCTGTTTCTGCGGTTGCTTGGCGTAAGTCTCTAAATCTTCACGAGTAAAGGCCATTGATAGTCTCCTAAGTACACGACATACGCTGTCGCGAGGCGGTCTCACCAGACTTTTGTGTTAACTAATCATCGCTATCGCCGTCGTCATCGTCGGCGTCATCTTCATCGTCGTAATCCTCGTCTTCCTCGTCCTCGTCGTCCTCATCGTAATCTTCTTCGATTACGGGGGCACCGTTCAGGGCGCAGCATGCGGTTCCGTAGGTACGGAAGTCGCCTTTTCCGCAATATAGTTCACGTCCTCTGCTATCTGTAGCGACAGCTGCGGAAGCGTATGGGCAGCGGTGGCACCCGAACCCTTTCCCGTTCTTGGCGACACCGTAACCTGCTACCTCAACATTCTTCTCGCGAAGAACCATCTCCGGGTCGCCTGCGCAGGTGATCTCCCAATCTCCACAGCTGCCGGCGTCGCGGGATATATTAACCTTAACCAGCAAGCACTTAGTGCCTACGGCCTGATTGCACCGTCCGCAATTGTAGTCACCACGGGTGTCGTACGTCCGTGTATTCCCGGTGTAGAGATCCGCGAACTTGAAGTGCCCAGCGAACCTATCACGGTTGTGCTGCTCGATTACTTCACGCGCGGCGCTAGTATCCTTCGGTTGGATGAACAGCCCATCCTTACCACGGTCTGGGTTAGTTACTTCGCGAACCGGAACCTTTCGTTCCGTTACCACGGGAATCCCTAGAAACTTCATCATCACGCCGCCTTTGTAGGCTTCTTTTGTTTACGGGCCGTGGACGCTTTCGCCGAAGCCAATTCTTTCGCGTTCTTCAGATCCAGGGCGTGCTTCTCACGAGCCAGATCCATCTCCATATTGTGACGGTCGTGGTTCAGCGCCTTCTCATGCTCGAATCGCTCGCGCTCCAGCCGCATCTCGTGCGCGTGCTCTTCGCGCTCCATGCTGAGCTTCTCTTGGCTGGCCGCCCGGTCCTTGAGCACGCCTGCCGTGTGCTGCTGATGATCCTGCACCATATCCTGAGAATGTTCGCGCGCGGCATGGGTCGCGTCCTGTAGATGGTTGACGTGCTTGGCAGCTAGATCCAGCTGCGCTGACTGCGCGTCGGTCTGCGCCTGCTTGGCGTCAGAACCTATCTCGTTAGCCAGTTTGATGTTCGCCAGATGCTTGCCGGCGGTCTCGAACTGTATCTTTTGTTGCTCCGTCGGGCTGGTCTGAGCGCGGGACTGCGCGATAGCGGCGTCTGCCGTCATCTTCGTAGTCTTGCCCTGCAGAAGCTGCATGTTTAGCTGCTGTTCCTGCTCTTGCATCTGTTGCTGCTGGTTCTTCTGCGCGCCGACGCCGGCCGCCTTTTCTTTCTCGGTCGGCTGAATGATACCCTGCTGTATCAGCGGGATCCGCAGACGGTTCGCCATCTCCTGCGCGTCAGGCGAATCAATGTTCTTCGCGATCAAGTCTCCGATCACAGGTGCCGACTGCGGCATCGCTTCAGCGAATGAGATCAGCGTATCTAGCGCTTCCTGGCGGGCCGACTGGAAGCTCGGGCCGATGGTAACTTCAACGTCATACGTACCCTTCGAGAGGTCGTTCATGATGTCGCCCGTGCTCGGATCTTCCTTGTTGATGTCTACCATCTTCTCGATACCGTCGTGACCAATGATGCGCTCGACACGCTCCGAGTCCATAGTAGATGGGATCATGTCGACCATCATCTCCCACGTCAGCTGCAGCGCGGAGCTGAAACCGTCTATAAACTCGAAGCTGCCCAGGTCGGAGCGCTTCGTGTGTTGCACGAGCGCCTTGCCTGAGACTCGGTTCATATCTTCCGAGTTGCCGAGCGCAGGGTCGAAATACCCTATCGTGGCTTGAATATCTTGGATAGACATCTGCGCGAGCGCCATCGCACCCTGCGGCAAATCGAGCGGTTGCGTGCGGAACGGCATGCCGTCCGGCGCAGTCTTGTCGACGTTGTACGGCAAGTACGGGCGCGAGGCGACGTTAGCCTGGTTCCACTCGGGCTCGTAGCCCTTGATCATCGCCTCAGTGACGAGGTACGGTGCCTTCGGCAGGAGCGCGCTGCGCTCAATCATGTCCGAGGCACGGGAGTTGTAGCTGCGCTGCGCGTCTTTAGAGTGACGAATCAGCGACTGGAATTTCTTTCTGCCTTCGATATTGATGTAACGGCCGGGGCAGCGTATGACCGGAATCCGTTTCCAATCGTAATAGTACGGACCCTCTAGCACGGATGAGCCGTCGATCTTGACCCACATGACCTGCCACTTAGCGGTCTTACGGATTAGCAGTTTGCCGGTCTTCTTGTTCGTAGCGATGCGAGTGACGCCACTCTTCTCGAATGTTAGGCCGTGTTCTTCGAGGTGCGCTTCGGTAGCCTTTAGATCGGCATCATACTCGCGTACGGTACCGTCGGTCATCTTCGCTATCCACTTCTCGCGCGGCACGCGCTCAAAGTATTCAGCGATACGCACTTCCTTGTCGGTGTACCAGCCGTAGCTGTCGCGCGAGACATTGAGGCTAACCATATCGCCGTTAGGGTACAGTGACTCGTAGATTTCGTCGGAGATACGTTCCGCGACGATGCAGCGGTTGGCGTCGCCCGCGCACGCGTCAGCGCACTGCGGATCCCAGACCACCGTCTGCGGGTTCGATATGTTGATGACGCGTAGCACCTGATCGAAGGCGCCTTCACCGTCGTCCTGCATGTAGGTCGGCATGATGCGCCACGCGCCGAAGCCGCCAGCGACCGCGAACTTGAACTGCTCTTTGTAGATCTGATCCGCGCGGCTGCATTGCTCGATGGAGCGGCACAGACCGGCGAATATATCGGAGATCGCTTCTGATGCGCCATCAGACGCGGGGCGCACCTTGCCGGCGGGTCGCGTCTGGCGCATGTCGGCGACCACCATGTTAACCGGCTGCAGGCAGCGGTTAAATGTATAACACGGCTTGCCGCGACGATTTTGGAGTACGACGGGATCCCACTGCCCCATCGCCTCTGCGTTGTATATGAAGTTCAGATCTTCGGAATGCATGCGGCGGTTCTCTTCCCACGCACCCACACCGTCATCATAGAAGTTGCGAATACGCGAAAGCAGCGCGCCTTTGTCTTCGATCTCGAAGCCTGGAGAATTGGGTAACGTTCCGGGCGAGCCGGGAATAGATCCGATCAAATCGTAATTGTCACCCGAGTTACCGCTCATTTATGTAGGCATCTCATCCAAAATTGCGCGCTGTCCGTCACCGACAAAAACACCGTCAAATGTGTTGGGCGGGATATACTTCGCGGCCCCATCATTCTTCCATTCGTGCACGGGTTTCTTGTCCTTTGTTTGTCGTCCGCTGTCGATCAATCTCTGGTGCTGGACACGTACCTGATTGCGGATCGCGTTGTTCTTGAAACTGAACGGGGTAACCTTACCCTTACGCTCAATCACCAGATTGTTCATGCCGGCAGTGACGTGTACGGTGTACGTACCTAGCTGCATCTTGCGGCCATTCGAATCGACGCGCCGAGCGTCTTCATCCTGTTGGCACTCTTCGACGATCTTGCCGTCGGATGCTGGGCGCTTTACGAAACGCCAATCCACAGAGGTGTGCGAGAACTCGACTTTCTTCTCGATCGTCTTCTCGCCCGTTAACGAGTCAATCTTCTCGATTGACGTCTCTTTCGTGTGGTCGATCTTGTGGGCCGCTTGCTGTCGCAGGCGGATCCCTTCTTCGTGCACCAACTTCAATGTAACGCTCATTTTGGTCTCACCCCTGGCACGCGTGCGCGTGCGATTAAAAAATTCACCATCTCGTCACAGCGACCTTTCATTGAATCGATCATACGATTGAGGTCGACACAACTCTTTTTAAATCCATAGAACCGCAGCTTCCTGCCGTCCACATCAACCAACAAAAACACGCCTTGACGACGGAACTGATACTCCATCACATGAATCGGCGTTACCCGCTCCACACGCCGCCCTGTGTAGCCATCACCGGATCCCAGCTGAACCAGGGCACGCCGCCATCACTAGCTGGCGGCGCCTTCGCCACGTCGTAACCGCTCATCACGTTGTAGCGTGTGGCGTCCATGAGATGGTCGTTTTTCTTGATTATGTTTCCCTTCTCGTCGCGGCGGTACAGGCGCACTTCTTTACGCCAGTTCGTCAACGTATTGAAGATGCGCAGCTGCTGAGTCGAGAGCATGTCCCAGGTCTGGATCAGTCCGGTCACGACAGTATTGTCGGCCTTGCTAACCTTCAGCCCTAGATTGCAGTACGTGTCAATCAACAGCTCGCCGTCAGTACCGCGCGCCTTCTGCGCGGCTGGGTCAATCACACCATGTATCCATCTGCCACGTCGACTAATAGCCGCGACATGCACGGCGGGGTCCGCCTGGCCGCGATAGTATTCGTCGTACGCCACCGCCGGGTACCGTTGGTTGCCGGCGGCGTCTTTGAAACCGTTGTCGATGTCCCAAGCAAACCAGATCACCGCGGTGCAGTTCCAACCCGGGTCCATCCCGTACGAGCGCGGCCAGTGGGCCGGGATGTCGAACGGCTGAATCAGCATCACGTCTTCGGGGATCGGATAGATCGCGCCGACTCCGTGCCCTGGTATGCCAGACTTACGTGCCTGCAGCTGCCAGGGCGGGACGCTAGCAAGAATCTTCTTCTTTTCGATGTCACTCAAGTGCGGCACATCATCCATATCGAGGAACACCGCCGATTTGCCTGACTTACTCATCTATGGCGACCTCTTCATCTTCCAAGTCCCATGACTCCGTCGGTGCGGCGTCCGGCTCGGGTGACAGGTCCGGCATGAAGGTGATCATTAGATCGGACACCCCTAGCAGCGGCGTCTCGGTCAATATCAGCGTGCCGTTCTTTTCGCCGGGCACCGTGCTCATGAGACGCATGTTGCACTCGGCATAAATTTCCAGTTTCGGCTCTTCGTCCAGGTGGATACGATCCTGGCGCGTACCTTGGAAGGCTTCGCGACCTTGATCGTACGACTTGAATTGCAACGTCGATAGTCCGCCGGACACGTGCCGCACGAAAACTGACTCGAACGCATCCGCGAGACCGTGCTTTACCGTTCGGCGCACCAACAGGTCGCCAGGAATCATCCCGGTACCGTATTTTTGCTCCATTCCAGGCTGCCCGCAGAATTTCTCTTGCAAAATATCTCGCGTATTCTTCGCGGTGTCCGTCGCCACCCACATACTGATGGGGCGCTCGAATCTTCGTCCCGGCCACCAATCAGGATATAGTCCGGTAAGGTGTATCGCGTCCGCGAAGCAGCCGCAATGCGTCTTGCCCGTTCTGTTTCCACCGAAAAGCGCAATCTCGTCGTCTGTTTTTTCCAAAGCAAAGAATCTCATCTGCTTCGGATAGTGCGCCCGACCTAGCGGGCAATCTTTCAGCGCCGGATGGTCACTCGGATCCTGAAACCAGGTCACTATTTGGGTCTGATCCTGCGTCCGCGCTCGGTCGCTCAAGATCCTGACCAATTTGTTCGACTCCTGTAGGCTCAACGAGCTGATATTCTGCCTCTTCAACAGAGTCGTCAGCGAAGTCGGGAGAGGGGAGTAGACCCTGTCTATCAAATCTTGATAGGAGGTGGGTAATTTGGTCATGTGCCTGTTCCAGTGAGAGGTTTTGCGTCACTTTAAGATCCATTTTCAGGTTCTCGCCAAACTTTTCCGGGAAAAAGTTAGCCGCGATGCGTCCGAGCATGCGCGCGTCGCCCTTCGTGGCGGCGGCGGACGCCGCGTGGTCAAAAACCATGCGCGCGATGTTATTCGCGTCGTCAAAACCCCGTTGAAAATCCCCATTGCAGGACAGCTCCTTGTGGAACTGCACGTTCGTGGCGCCGACTGAGCGAAGCGCCTGCTTAACGTCCGCCGTGTTGGCGTACGTTATCAGGAAAGCTTGCTTCTTCTCTTCAGTCCAGTCAAATTCGACCGTTACCTGCTGCGTCCGAGCTGCGCCTATACTCTCTTCGAGGCGGTTAACCGCGTTACGGAACGCTTCGTTCCAGCTCAAGATAGCCAAAAACTCTGCTTCGCTTCTCCCGCACGCTTCAGCGGCGGTCGCGAAGTCTTTCAACTCCGCGTATTTCGTTAGAAAATTTCTTTCTGCGGCGTTCGGCGGTGCCGGTCCGGTAGCGGCGGCTGTATTTTTCTGCGTGTAGTTGCGGCGCCTAGCCGCTTCCAGCTCCGGGACACCCTTACCGTACACGGGCAGCTGCCCTTTCTCGACGCGTATGCAATCAACGCACATGCTGCCGTTCGCGACGTAGCGCGCGGCGCGGTGGCCGGTGACGCATATCTCGCCGGTCCAAAAGTGTTTCCAGCCGCGCGCTCGCGCCTCATCTCTTGAGACGAACCGCGTCGGCTGGTAGTTGTACAGGTCCGGCTTATCGTCGCGCAACGGTGCGACGCTTTCCGGCTTGATCTTCGGCCACTTACCCCACGGGTGCTTGGGTGCGCCGGGTATCGTCTCGGAGGTTTTACCGAGATTGCCATAGCCTTCACTCATGCAGCCGCCGGCCCGCCTGTGTACCTAGTTGCGCCTGCTTGTATAGCCTCGCTTCGAATCATGCTCTATGCCAATCCTCTGCACCCGACATGAAATTCCCTTTTCTATCATATCCTGCGGAGCGCTGCCATAGCAAGCACTCGTTCAGAGATTCATCCGGGTCGATTGAGTAGATCGCTTTCTGCCAGACGAACGCTAGGTCTCCTATGCCGGGGAACCCTACGCGGTCAAAGTCGACGAGCGTGATGTTGCGGAAACTGAACTCCACTACATCGCCTGGTTTGACTTGCATCGGAATAATTGCGCCGGTCTCGGGGCCATCTTCGAACCACAACGTCTTGCCAGAAAGTTTGCTCTTCGCGAACTGCATAACCTTGCCGCCGGGACCGAGTACGGGCGGCCCGTCGCTGATCTCTTGCTTGAACGCCACCTTGCGCCGCTGGCGCCGGCCGTAACCGACCGCGATCACGACTCCCTTATTAATTTCAATGCCGGGCGTCGCCAGCGTCGGGTGCACATATGGAAGAATCTTCACGAGCACACGGTCGCGTAGGACGCGCGTACTTTTAGCAACCGCTTCTAATTCTTCGGTGAGCATCATGCTAGCACCGGCATGCGTCTCTGTAACTTTTCAATGAGCGTAATTTCGGGTTCTACGACTGTATCGACGTCAGTGTCGCGCATGAGACGGATCTTTTGTCCGACTCCGTAGTCCGAATCCATGCCGGCGGTGGCCGCGAAAGTGACGACGTCACCAACGCGACACTCCATAGGAGCTAGCTCGCCGAGCGGGAGCATCCGTCCAGGCCCGACCGCAACGACTTCGCCGCGTAGGATCCGCTGCCAATCTGGCAACTTGATCACGCCCTCAGCCTTATCCAGAAGCTCCACCGCTATCAGATCGTCCAGCAACCGCTGGCTGAAATCTATCATCGACATATTCGTACCTCACATACGAGAAAAAAGGGGCGTACTTTAAGACCGGTATTCAGGGCCACCCCAAATCAAAACGCTAGCCCGCTCACCGTCGCGAGCGCGCACAACTCAATAACTGCGATCACCGCGGTAGACGTGAATGGTTGACCCGTGGCGGAATCTATGGCCGTAAACTGCATACCGACCTGGCATAGTTGCGAGCCGATGTACGGGAATGTCATCTGCCATGCGGAACCTAGAACCTGCAGCGTCATGGTAGCCGCAAATGCAGGGTACGAGAACGGTACGCCACCGACCGCACCGGCTGGAACAAGAGTTGTCGGTCCGGCCATTACGACACTGTTCGTGATGTCGTCAATCTCGATGGCTATCGAGGTCGGTATGACTGGCGTGTTCGTGTGATCGACGAACTGCAGATCCATGAACAGGTCAGTGAACGGGTACGCCTTGACGTTAGCGTACGGCAAAATCGGGGAACCCTGCAAATATCGATTGCCGATTACCATACTATCGCCAAGACCTATCCATGCGGATGGAGCAGTAGCAGACACCAAGACGAATTTGAGTGACGATGATCATCGCATCTTCTTGAATGATCGCTCGCCGCTAGTTCCACGGAACTCATGCGGATGCTTACCCGAGAGGACGTGCTTCGTACGCTCGTGCACTGCCTTGTGTTCTTTCGTGGTGATGCGCCCATCGACCCAATCATCGGTCGCGCGTCGCAGCGTATGCTTCGCGTTTTCCTTCATGATTTTCTTTTCCGGTAGCGGCTTCGGCGCCTGGAACGAGGCCAGCTCGCCGTGCTGTTGCGCCGGCTCAGTGACGGACTTCTCGCCCTTTGATTTCTTGGCGCGCTTTTTGTCTTGACCCTTCGGGGTCTTGCTGATGCCTAAGATGGCACCGAGCATGGGTGCGATATCAGCCACCGACGCCCCCTTTGCCACCAGTTATTTCGAACGCGCCAATGGCGCTGGCGATGAAAAACGAATTAATGGGGACTTCAATATACAGAACTGTTCCGATACCGATCATTCCCAGCGTATTGAACACCGGTACGGCATCGGCAGGAGCGCCTTTTGCGGTAACTCCAGTTCCACCCCAGGTCAAATAAACTTGCCCAGCTGCTAGGCAGCGTACGCGGAACGTAGTTGCGTCCAACTGTGTATCTGTAGCCACTTGCACCGCGGTCGCGCCGACGAGGATCGTCCGCGTGATGGGGTGGAAAGTCGTATCAATTGACATTTTACTTACCCTCTGCCCAGGCGTTCATATCACGCTTTCGGTCCGCACGACCTTCTTTGGTCTTGTGCGCTGTTTTTCTCTCATCAGCGTGCATGAACTCTTTTCCCACGGCGACCGACGGGCCGCCGCCACCTGGCTTTTTCCAGCCATGGGCGGCAGCCCGCATCAGTTTCGCCTGCGCTGGGGACTTGCTTGGCACCTACCGCTCGGTGAGCGCTTTGTCGCCGTCTTTATCGCCGCGATTGTGGACCGCGTTCTGATACAGTCGGCTGGCGCACTCGTTCAGCTCGCTCTCGCCACCAGAGTCATTGACATCCGAGTGCGGCAGCAGCGTCTTCTCGGCGCCTTTGCTCCCGCGGCTCGCGCCGTGAGTGCCTTCAACGCCGGCCCGACGGCCTTCCAAATACTCTTCGCCCTTCATCTTGGCTGCTTCTTTCTTACCCATGTGAAATACTCCTGAAATTGAAAAATTAAGCCGCGAATGCGCCAGCGGTGCCGCTGGTGTACATAGGCGTGATTGTGACTGTGGTCGGAGACGTGATCGTGACTAGGTACGCGCGCATCGAGTTAGTAGCCACCGTGCCCGTAACCGTTACGCCGGCTCCGCCGGTCAATGTCAACGCTGCAGCAGTGTTGACAATCGTCAGGGTCCAGGTCGTGTTGAATAGGTTCGGCACGCCGTTGGGTGGGTTGACGCCTGCCGCGAACGAGCCAAGCCCCTGCTTGTACGCCGTCGCCACCGCGTTCTGTACCTGCGCGATGATGTTGATCGCGGAGTCGGTGGTCAGAGCCGTAGCGACGCTGGAGAGGATTACACAGTCGCCTGCGCCAGCCAGCGCTGTAGCTGACAGTATGGTGCCGTTCGCTTGCGCAGTCGCGGTGAACTGTGTCTGAGTCAACGCGGATACCGCGTTATAAAAATCGTCTCGAAAGACGCCCAATGCTGTCATGAAAATTTCCTCGTATCAACATCGTCGCCGCCATTGGCGGATAAGCAGCGGGACGTTTACCGTCCTGCATGAAAAATTACGGAGACGCGGCCGCCGCCCATGTGGTGCTGCCGTTCGTGTTCACATACAGGCGAGCGCCTGCGCCGCCGGTAATGTTGCTGTAGATAGATCCCTGCGCTGCCGCGAATGTCGGGGCGCCCGTGCCAAAGAATATCCCCAGGTTGGCCGTTGAGCTGGCCCGGATGCCGCAGCTTACCGAGCCCCCGGCTGCGGGCGCTACTGCGGCAGATGCTTGGATAATGCCGGATGCCTTCAGCGTCCCCAGCCCCAACCCTGTTGGGTTAACCCCGCCCCCAACAACAAAAGATCCGTCGCCTAAAATAGCGCCGAACTGTATGGTACCGTCAGCTGACCCCCATCCGGTGTTGGCGTCAGTGTTATTGGTCCCGGCAAGCACCGTCATGCCCAGGCTATTCCCCGCGGAATTAAATCCTGTGACCGTCAGTGCCTCGCCCTTATTGCGGGAGACGCACTGTAGCCCGACGTTGTTCGTGTTTGTGCCGCTGACGATAACAACGGCGCCCGCACCAAAGGTTGTCGGACCGCCGTTGAACGATGCGACCGAGCCGCCAGCGAACGGGACAGCAGGAGAAGTAACTCCGGCAAAAAGGGCCGGGATTGCAGATGGAGGTTGTGCTATTGTAATCGTGCCAGCTGTTGAAATACTAAGTGGCGTCGTGCCCGCAGTGACATCGATGATCTCGAACTCACCGACCGCGTTCACGCCTACGTTCACAGACCAGATCGTGTTGCCCGCTTGGCCGTCCTGCAGCTTGAGCGACACCGGCAAGTTGGGTGAGCCGTTCAGCTGAAACGGTGAGATAAAAGCCGACCCACTCGACAGCGCCGCGAAGTCCGCGTCCAGCTCAGCAAGCGGTAGCGGACCTGCCTGCCCGGCGAAAATATAAGGGACGCCCATGTTTATCTACCTATCCAGTCTACTACGGTGCCGTGTGCATTGATCCACGCCACCATCGGATAGTTCCAGACGAGCGGCTGATTCGGGTTCTGACGTATCTCCTGGTTCCAGAAGTACACGTACGGAAAAAATACGTCGCTGTCCAGCTCGCCGAACGCGCCCATGTGCGGGGTTATCGGCACCTGATACGCGGGCGTATTCTGATTGATCACGCCCTGCGCTAATGCCGCCATTACCGATTGGTTCGCAGCATATACCGCGTTCTCGGGTTGTATAGCAGTCGAAAGTGCCTGACCTATCGGCGTGGGTGTGCTTACCGCACTGACGCCGTCGCCGCCAAACGCGCCCCATCTATCTCCGCCCATGCCTGCCACGGGCGCGATGCCAGCTGACATGATAATTATCACTGTCCCGCCAGCATTCAGCGTCGTACCGGCTATCGGATTCTGGCTGACGATGTTGCCGAGCCCGACGTTCTGTGCGTACGCTTGCTGCAGCGTGATCAGCAGACCAGACGCCACCAGCGCAGCGAGCGCGGTGGTGAACGATGCACCGACCACGTTCGGCACCGTAGCCATTTAGTTGCCCGTGTAGTTCTGCGAAGCGCCGGCCGCTGGGTACGTGAGGCCGCTCGCCGGGCCGGTCACTACCGGCACCGAGGCGGGCTGCGATACGTTCGTCGCGCCGCCGTTGGCGGGAATGAACTGCGATTGACCGTACGTCGAGTCCGCCAGAATGACCTGGCCGCGAGACATTTGCGCGAGCAATGAGTCCGTGCCCGGCGCGCTGAGCACGTTCGTCGGCACGGAACTAGCGATGATGTTACCGTTTGCGATCTGAGTCGTGAGCGGTGCGCCGCTTGAGTTCTGGTTTCCTGGCAGATTGATAAGCACGCCGCTAGGTTCTATATTCGGGTTGCCCTGCATCAGATTGCCGGCGCCCGGCACAGGCGCAGCGCCTGGGTAGCCGTCGTTGACTTCTGTCGGGCCAGCGGGTCCAAAAAAGTTTGTCATGATTTCTACCCTACGTATACCGGCACGGTGCCTTGGACAGTGAGCGTGCTCGATGGTTGCTGTGCAGCGACCTGGCTCGCTTGTCCCGAGGTTGGCCCTTCGGTCTGGTTCGCGCCGCCAGCGCCTAAGCTGCCGCTGCCGTTCGAATCGCTGTTCATGTAATCCGCGCCGGCCTGGAAGCCTGTCCCGTTTGCGCCGCCGTTAGATAATCCTTCGAGCAGCGCTCGGCCGCCGCTGGCAGAAACGATGCCAGCTGAGCTGGTCACGCCGTAGCCGGTCACTTCCACGTTCGCCGGGACAGAGCCGCGGGAGGCAGACGCCAGCACGGTGTCGCCGCTGCGGTTGTCAGAGTTGGGCGGGAACATACCCACGCCCGGCTGCGCTACCTGGAGCGTCGCCTGCACAGCGTTGCCTGGCTGCGTGCCCTGGAAGCCTGTATAGTTGAGCGGCGTGCCGCCCGGATTGCCGTAGATGGTCATCCCTGAAACACTCCTGCCAGCAAGGTTACGTTCGCGGTCGTGGTCGAGCCGGCGAGCGGCGCGCTGACTACAGAGTCGTTGTTGATTGGTGTCGGTCCAGTCGACAGCGCATCGTTCGCGCTGCCCACGCCACCAACGAAAACCTGAGTATTGATGCCGGACGTTTCCACCGAGTTCGGGGTGTTCGCGTTAGGCGGCTCGGCCACGCCGAGATTCATCTGCGCGCCGTTGCCAGACGAGAACGCCTCATCCAACGGCAAGCCGTCACCCTGTGACTGGCTGATGCCAGCGCTCACCGACTGTCCAGATATGGTGGACAGCTGCGCGTTACGCGGTATCAGCCCGCGGGAGCACGCTTCTAGCATCGACATCTGCACGCCGGTTGCCTGCATGCCGACGGTAACCGGGGCAGAGGTCGGCTGCTGAATGATTGGCGCAGCGGCGTTCGCACCGTTCTGCGCGCCGAAGAATGGCGAGATCGGTTGACCGACCACGACGCCGCCATTGCATCCGTAAATACTCATCTTTAGTTTCCGCCGTATTGAAATGGTGATGCCAAAGCGACCGCTGTAGCGTTCGCCATTTGCTTCGGATCCGCGAGCTGCGCGCCGCCGAAGTTGGTCGAGGAGTTACCGCTCGCGTTCGATACCGCGCCGCCGAGGCCGCCGGTACCAGAAACTACCGCGCCCGTCGCGCCGCCGTTGCCGGCACCGATGCCAGGACCGGACACCACGCCGATGCCGTTCGTCGCATTCTGCGGCACGCCCTGGCTGATGGCTTGCATCAGTGTCGGGTTGCCGTTCGCGTTGCCGAGCCCGCCCAGTCCCGCCACTGCGTAGACCTGATTCAACGAGATCTCGCCGCGCGAGACCGCCGCCATCAACGATTCGAAGGACGAATTGAAGTTGGCCGGGAGCGTGGCGCCCGCCTGCGCGGGTGGTTGGCCCACGATACCAGGAGCGAACGGCTGCACGCCGGTCGGTTGAGGTGAAACTGGCTGCGCGCCGGAAGCGGCGCCGAAGTTGCCCCATGTCATAGCTTGTGCACCAGGTAGGTGATCACGCTGAAGTGGCTCACAGCGAACCC